CCTACATGGGTAGTAAATCCAACACGTAAGATTGATGACTTTAAGCTTGCATTCTTTACAGATATGGGTGATGCCATGCAGCGTTTTGCATGTGTGCCAACATATATGTCAGATGCTTTCTTCAAGCAAAGAGATAAGGTTCGTGCAGCAATGACTGTTCGTAATCCTCTAGATCAATTTAGAAGATTTGAGCCATCCTTTGTTCCAGATCCAGAAAAGGTTTATTTTGTCCACGCTGACCTTGCCCAAAAGCACGACAAGTGTGCAGTTGCAATTGCTCACGTAGAAAAGTGGGTAAATGTCCAGGTAGTCAAAGACTATCAACAAATTGCTCCAATCGTGGTAGTAGATGCAGTAGCTTACTGGGAACCAAGAATAGAAGGCCCAGTAGACTTATCAGAAGTTAAGCAGTGGATCCAGAACTTAAGACGAGTTGGATTTAATATTGGATTGGTATCATTTGACCGCTGGCAGTCATTTGATATTCAAAATGAACTAAAACAGATTGGCATGAGAACTGATACAGTATCTGTTGCTAAAAAGCATTATGAAGATATGGCTATGCTGGTTTATGAGGATAGAGTAGCCATGCCTGCAATTGATTTGTTGTTCGAAGAGCTAACAGAGCTAAAGATTACTAAGAATGGTAAAAATGTTGACCACCCACGAAAGCTGTCTAAGGACTTAGCTGATGCTGTGTGTGGAGCCATTTTTGGTGCTATAAGTCACACACCAAGAGACCTAAACCTTGAGGTTGAGGTACATACCTTCAAGGACAGACCTAAAACTGAACTTGACAAGCAAAAAGATAGTGTGATACAATATAAACCTATGCCAAAAGAGGTAAAAGACTATTTGGATAGGTTCAATTTAATCTAAATAAATAATATAGAAAAGGAAAACATATATATGACTTCACTTAAGAAGATCGCATTTGGCTTGGTTGCAGCCACAGCTATTGCAACATCAGTAATTGCAACACCTGCAAGTGCTGCAGTTTCTACTGCTCTAACTGTTGGCGGTTCGTCAGCAACTGGCGGTACAGCTGTATCAGCACCTGTTGCACTTCCAGTACCTGCAGACAACTCTGTAGATGCTGCTGACGCACTAAAGATTGCCCTAACAGGCCTTGACACTGGAACTTCTGTTTCTGCTGTCGCAACTAACGGTAAGATCGTTACTGCACTTGCTGCTGCAGGTGCTCCAGTAACTGCTTCTGCAGGTTCATCATCTGTATCAATTAACACTGGTACTGGTACATCTGCTGACATTTACGTATTCACTACAACTACAGCAGTTGGTTCTGTTGCAGTAACTGTTGGTGGAAATACAACTACATACTACTTCCAGGGTACTGCTGGTGCATTGAATGCAATCGAACTTGCTGGTGCTGCTACTGGTGCTGCTGGTACTGTGTACACTGCAACCGTTCGTGGTGTGGATGTATTTGGTAATGCTAAGGGTGGTGCAAGCATTAGCCTTCAGGTTACTACTGCTACCACAAATGAAACATTTGCACTAACTACAGACACTGCAACTGCAACTCTTGGTTCAAAGACTAAGGATATTACGCTTCCTGCTTCAGGAACTGTTCGTTTGCTTGCAACTGCAACTGTAGCATCTGCTGTAACTGGACTAGCGACACCTGTTGCAGTTCGTATTGCTGATGTTACAGTTCGTGACCTTGCAACAGAGCTTGCTTCTGAAAAGGCTGCACACGATGTAACCAAGGCAGAGCTTGCTAAGGTAAAGGCAGAGCTTGCACTTGTAACTGCACGTGCAGAGGCTGCTGAGGCAGGTACTAAGTCTGCAAAGGCAAAGTACAACGCACTTGCAACCAAGTGGAACAAGAAGTTCCCAAAGACCAAGGTAGCATTGCTTAAGTAATTAACGCATACTTGTAGGGGGAGGGAGTAAAATCTCTCCCCTTACTTGTCTCAAAATAAGTAGGAGAATATAGGTGTCAATAAGATTAGTTTACTTTTCTAACCATTCTGGCAATACCAAAAGGTTTGTAGAGAAGCTGAGCCATGAGGCACAACAAATACCAATTAAGTGGAATGAAGAAGATCCCCTTGTTGTTGACTTTAAATATGTCTTGTGTGTTCCAACCTACGGTGGTGGAAATGACAACACATCAATCCCAAAACAGGTCAAAAAGTTTTTAAATATTGTACAAAATAGATCAAATTTAGTTGGTATAATAGGTTTTGGAAATACGAATTTTGGAGAACATTTTTGCAAAGCTGCAGATATGATATCTCATAAAACTGGAGCACCAGTAATTGCAAGAGTAGAAATTTTTGGCACGTCAGAAGATGTGCAAAGAGTAACGGATAGGTTGGAAGAAATAAATGGATAATTATAGTTATCATGAGTTAAACGCTATGCTAAATATGTATGGTGAAGACGGACAGATTCAGTTCGATAAGGATAAGGCTGCTGCAAGGGCATACTTCCTAGATCATGTGAACCAGAACACAGTGTTCTTTCACTCACTAGAGGAAAAGCTTGACTATTTAGTTGAGAATGATTACTATGATAATTCGGTTCTTGAAAAGTATAGCTTTGACTTTGTTAAGTCTTTGTTTAAAGAAGCGTATGGCAAGCGTTTTAGATTCCCAACCTTTGTTGGTGCATACAAGTTCTACACACAATATGCACTAAAGACATTTGATGGTGAGCGTTACCTAGAACGTTTTGAAGATCGTGTCTGCATGAATGCACTTATGCTTGCTCAGGGAGACGAGAAACTAGCTCTTGATCTTGTAGAAGAAATCATCTCTGGTCGTTTCCAACCTGCTACACCAACCTTCCTAAATGCTGGCAAGGCACAGCGTGGAGAGTTTGTCTCATGCTTCCTACTTCGCATTGAAGATAACATGGAATCAATTGCCCGTGCGATTAACTCATCACTACAGCTTTCAAAGCGTGGTGGAGGTGTAGCACTCAACCTAAGCAACCTGCGTGAAGCAGGGGCACCAATCAAGAAGATTGAGAACCAGTCTTCAGGAGTTATTCCTGTAATGAAGTTGCTAGAAGACTCATTCAGCTATGCAAACCAGTTGGGTGCTCGTCAGGGTGCAGGAGCTGTTTATCTAAACGCACATCACCCAGACATCATGAAGTTCCTAGACACCAAGCGTGAGAACGCTGACGAGAAGATTCGTATTAAGACTCTATCTATTGGTGTTGTAATTCCAGACGTAACTCTTGAGCTGGCTAAGAACAACGAAGACATGTACCTCTTCTCGCCATACGATATTGAAAAGGTTTATGGAGTTCCAATGTCAGACATGTCTGTTACTGAGAAGTACCAGGAGATGGTTGACGATGCTCGCATCAAGAAGACCAAGATCAAGGCTCGTGACTTGTTCCAACGTATTGCTGAACTTCAGTTTGAGTCTGGTTATCCATACATCGTTTATGAGGACACCGTAAACGCTGCTAATCCAATCCAGGGTCGCATCAACATGTCAAACCTCTGCTCTGAGATCCTTCAGGTAAATACACCAAGTACATATAATAATGACCTGTCCTATAATGAAATTGGTAAGGATATTTCCTGTAATCTTGGATCTCTAAATATTGCTAAGGTTATGGAGGGTCCAAACTTTGAGAAGTCAGTTGATGTTGCAATTAGAGCATTAACTGCAGTCGCTGATATGTCCTACATTGATTCAGTTCTCTCAATTGCGGAGGGTAACAAGAAGTCTCGTGCAATTGGTCTTGGACAAATGAATCTACATGGATACTTTGGCAAGGAGCGTATGCACTATGGTGAAGAAGAGTCAATTGACTTTACAAATATCTACTTCTATACAATTTTGTTTAATGCTCTAAAGTCTTCTAATAGAATGGCAAAAGAAACAGGCAGCCCATTTGATGGCTTCTGGCAATCAAAGTATGCTGATGGAACATTCTTTGTTAAGTATATTGCAAATGAATGGAAGCCAAAGACTGAAAAGGTTGCTAAGCTTTTCGCAGATGCAGGAATTCACATTCCTAATCAGGAAGATTGGAAAGAGCTTGCAAATCGTGTTATGAACTTTGGTCTATATAACCAGAACCTACAGGCTGTTCCACCAACTGGATCAATTAGCTATATCAATAACTCAACGTCATCTATTCACCCAATTGCATCTCGTATTGAGATTCGCAAGGAAGGAAAGATGGGACGTGTTTACTACCCAGCACCATATCTAACTAACGACAACCTTGAATACTTTAAGGATGCTTACGAGATTGGTCCTGAAAAGATTATTGATGTATATGCTGCTGCAACCCAGCACGTAGACCAGGGTCTTTCATTGACATTGTTCTTCAAGGACACTGCAACCACTCGTGACGTAAACAAGGCTCAGATCTATGCCTGGAAACAAGGCATTAAGACTATTTATTACATCAGAATCCGACAGCTTGCACTAGAGGGTACTGAAATTGACAACTGCGTAAGCTGCATGCTATAGGAGGAAAAGAATGATTACTAGACCAATTAACTGGAATAAGGTAGAGGACCCAATTGACCTAGAGGTCTGGAACCGTCTAACAGCAAACTTTTGGTTGCCTGAGAAGGTACCACTATCAAATGATATTCAGTCATGGTCAACACTAAAGGACCATGAAAAGCTCTTGACCATGCGTGTCTTTACTGGACTTACAATGCTGGATACTATTCAGGGTACTGTAGGAGCAATGTCTCTTATACCAGATGCACGTACACAGCATGAAGAAGCAGTTATCACTAACATTGCCTTCATGGAATCAGTACACGCTAAATCATACTCAAGTGTATTCTCAACACTAACTTCAACACAAGATATTGAGGATGCATTTAGATGGTCTGAAGAAAATCCATATCTTCAAAAGAAGGCACAGATTGTTCTAGAAAGATACTATGGGGATGATCCAGAAAAGCGTAAGATTGCATCAACACTGCTTGAGTCATTCTTGTTCTACTCAGGTTTCTACCTGCCTATGTACTGGTCATCACGAGCTAAGTTGACAAACACCGCAGACCTAATTCGCCTAATCATTCGTGACGAGGCTGTTCATGGCTATTACATTGGCTATAAGTTTCAACAGGCATTCAATGAGGCATCTCCTGAGCGTCAAGAAGAGCTAAAGGATTATTGCTATAGCTTGCTAATGGAACTATATGAAAATGAGATTAAATACACGGCAGCACTTTATGATGAGGTTGGGCTAACAGAAGATGTTAAAAAGTTCTTGCACTACAACGCAAACAAGGCTCTAATGAACCTAGGCTTTGACGCACTGTTTCCTAAAGAGGTGTGCAACGTTAATCCAGCGATTCTTTCTGCACTGTCACCAAACGCAGATGAGAATCACGACTTCTTCTCTGGCTCAGGTTCGTCTTACGTAATTGGTAAGCACGAGGCAACTGAGGATGAAGACTGGGACTTCTAAAACTAAATAAGATTGGCCCCTCTTCGGAGGGGCTTTTCTATTATTAAAATGGTGTATAATTAAACTACTAAGCTTCTAACCCCACAAAGGAGACCCCAACTTTGAAGAAGTCTTGGGCAGTAATTGCCCTACTTTTGCTTACAGGAGTAATGACACTCTGGCCACTTTCTGCACATGCTGATGAAGTGGTAAATAGTGCTACCGTAACAGTTGTACAGCAGGATGATCTTACCACTGTAGTTGTTGCAATAGAAACGGCAAACTCAGATTTAGTTGTAGTGTCTCAAAATATGGATGCTGCTATACAACAGTCAGCTTCTGTCTCAGTAACAGAAACAATTGCAAATGCAATAACTACAGCAACAAATGCTATATCTATTGCATCTGATGCCGTAGATGAAGCTGAACTAGCAGTTGAGCAAGCAAACATAAAGATTTCTATTGCTGATGGGGCGACAGCAACCGTAGCACAGGCTGAAGCTGATCTAAGCGTAGCACAACAAGACTTGGTAAATGCTACAGCAGATCTAGCGGAAGCAACTTCAAATGTTGATGCACAAGAGGTCATAGTTGCTACAGACATTCAAAATGTACAGGCCGCACAGGCTGCAGTTAATCAAGCAATTGGAAGTTCTCCTGGCCTTAAGGCTGAGCTATATAATATGGCTGGATACAATAACGCACCACCACTACCAGAAACAATTGGAAAGACTCCGATAGTCACAACAACCGTTACCCAGATCAGTTTTGACTGGGGTGGAGGTACAGCATTCAATACACTATCTGAAGACTTTATAGTTAAGTTTAGCGGTAATATAACCTCTCAATATACTGGCACTATTGGGTTTTATGCTCCAGCTGATGATGGAGTTATACTTAAGCTAAATGGTCAGACAGTTATTAATGACTGGTACGATAAGGGCGGTGGCGGAACTGCAATTACATATAATGTGCAGGCAGGACAGTCCATACCACTAACACTATACTATTATGAAAATGGTGGTGGAGCACACATTAATTTAATGTGGACTCAGGGTGGTAGCTGGGCTATTGTCCCATCAACTGCATTCACAACTACAACTGGAACTGCTACACAAGAACAGCTAGATACTCTTTCAGGTGCACAGACACAATTGCAGTATGATCAAACAGCTCTTTCTGCACTACAGCAGATTGAAGATAGTATGCAAAATAACTTTAGTTCAGCATCTGACACTCTTGCGACTGCAGTGCTTGCAGTAGTTGAAGCAGAAGAGTCTGAGACAGCAGCAATTCAAGATGCCAATCAGGCAATTCAGACTGCAGTGGAGTTATCTGCAACTGCTACACAGGCTGTTGAGGATGCAGGACAATCAGTATCTAACTTATCTACTATTATTGCACAGCAGTCAGCAGCAGAAGAAGCTGCTAGACAGGCTGCAATCGCTGCAGAGCAAGCTAGATTAGCAGCAGAGGCTGCAGCAAGAGCAGAAGCAGAAAGGCTTAGGCTAGAGGCAGAAGCCAAAGCAGCTGCAGAAGAGGAAGCAAGACTTAAAGCTGAGGCAGAGGCAAAGGCTGCAGAAGAAGAGAGGTTAAAACTTGAGGCAGAAGCTAAAGCAGCAGAAGAAAAACGACTAAGACTTGAAGAAGAAGCAAGACTGGCTGCAGAAGCAGAGGCAAAGGCTAAAGCAGAAGCAGAAGCACTTGCAAAGGCTGAAGAAGAAGCAAGGTTAGAAGCAGAAAGATTGGCTGCAGAAGAGGCTGCAAAGCTTGAGGCAGAAAGAGTAGAAGCAGAAAAACTTGCAGAAGCAGAGAGACTAGCTGAAGAAAAAGCAAGGCTAGAGGCTGAAGAAAAAGCTGCTGAAGAAGCAGCAAAAACTAAAAACATTGTTGACGATGCCAAGGCAGACGGGGTAGTTACAGAAGAGGAGAAGCAAGCAATTGTTTCATCTCTAATAGAAGAACTAAAGCCAGGAGAAGCATTGTCTAGCAAACAGATACATGCAGCAGGCATATCCTATTCTGATCTTCCACCATCAACACCAGTTGATGTTAGAACAGATGAAAATGGAAATGCTGTAGTTATTACAGCTGCAGTAGCAGCAAATATTGAATTGATTTCTGACCCAGCAGCATTCGTAGGAGAATTGCTGTCTAATCCAGTAGCAGCTATTGCTGCCCTTGGTTCTATTGGTGCAGATATGAGCCCTGCTGAGAGAGAAGAGGCTCAACACATGGTAGTCGCAACAGTAGTTGCTGCAGGTGCAGCGATGAATGCAGTTTCTGTTGCTTCATCAGGTGGTACTACAGGTGGTTCTAACAAGACAA